CGGCTTGTCCAGCTCGGCGAGTAGGTCCAGCTGCGTGCCGCAGTCGTGATACTTCGTGGGGTCCAGCACGTGCCCGCACTTCGGGCACACGGCCCGAGCGGGCGCGAGCACGCCCGTACGCTTCCCCGTGTGCGCCGCCGTGGAACTTCCCGCCCGCGAGCTTCGGCGGGATCCTGACGGGCTTCGGCTTAGTCACCTAGGCCGCGCGGTGAATCGCGATACGGGTACGCCGAGTGCGCGAGACAGCTCGTCCAGCTCGTGGAGGCGCCACTCAATTTCTCCGTGCAGCCGACGCCATACCTGGGTCTGTGAGAGTCCAAGCTGTTCGGCAATGCGCCGTTGCGTCACGTGGCGGTGAACCAGTTCACGCCGGACAGCAGAGTTAACCTGTGCCGGCAATCCTTCAGTCATGGGATGAGTCTTCACGCCCAGCGTGAAACTGTCAAGCGCCACGCGCCGCGATTCGGTCACGCCATTGACTCGATAGCCTGACCGCGCCATCATGTCGCAATGACTATGGACGTCGTTTCAGTCGGCAGAGCGTCACTCACCGAGCGCGTGGCGGAGGAGATTCGGGCCTTGCTCGCGCGGCGAAAGATGCGGCAAACGCAGCTCGCGCGGCTCATGGGCGTGACCGACCAATGGCTGTCGATCAGGCTGCGCGGGATTCAGCCAATCGACCTGAACGACCTGGAGCGCATGTGCGCCGCGATGGGGGTCAACGTGGTCGACGTGGTGCGCGCGGTGGCGGATGGCTCTACCCTGCGGTACGGCCGGCCTCACCCCGTCGGTCCGGGCCGGACGTCGCGGACTCGTCGCGTGGGCGTACGACCGCGAAGCGGCTCACCAGCTCGCAACACCAGCACTGGCGCGGCATCGGCCTACCGGGTGTGCGGCTTCATCGCTTCCGCCACTGGTGCGCCACAGCTCTACTGCGGGGCGGGGCGGACCTGCGCACCGTACAAGAGTTGATGCGGCATCGGTCCCTGGTCAGTACGCAGGGATACACGTTGGTCGTCTCGGACCAACGTCGGCGAGCCATCGCGGCTCTGCCGGACATGGGGCACGGGCCGGATTGTGGCCGGCCCGTGCCGGGGGCAGCGTAACGCGCCAATCGGCTGTTCGGTTCAATCGGGAGGCGAGTGGTTCGGCGGGTCGGGTATCGGCTCACCGACCACGGCATCCACGGTGATCGGTGGCGGTGCTGGTTGCATTTCGGCGACCTTGTTGGTCAACTCCGACAGGATCATCAGCAGATGCGCCTGCGTCCCGTTGGTCTGCTCTTTGATGACCTGCTGCTGTCCGATGGCGAAGCCCAGGCCGGCGAGCACCAGGGTTGCTACGCCGATCAACGCGCCGACGTCGCGGTTAAGGGCGGACAGCGCGACGATCGAGGCGAGGATGGCCACGATCACGGCGACGTGCGGCCACGTGAGTTTCATGCGTCCTCCCTGACGCGCTGCGCGCCACCCTCAGCCTGGTCGGCTACCGCGTCGCGCACATCGTCCTCAACGCCGGCCCGCAGGGTGGCCAGCCGCTGGTCCATGCCGGCAAGGATGGCAGCCACGTCGGGGTCACCGCCGGCCATACCCTCCAGCGCAGCCCGGACGGCGGCCGCCTCTGCGCGGCCGTAGAACGCGTCCGTGCGGGCAGCCATGAGCGCGACGCTGGCGGGGATGGGCGGCCGGGTGCCGTCGGCCCGTGGTACCGAGTCTCGTATTTCCTTCGCCCAGATCTCATCGACGGTTGGCATGTCGTCGCCTTTCAGTAGGTTGGCCACGCGGCCGCGAAACGCTGTCATGTCTATACCGAGTGGGTCTGACTTCCCGGTCTGGTGCTCCCGGTGGGCGAGCACGTGCGCCACGGGCCAGCCGGTGTGTCGCAGGATGGCTGCCACGCCCCGGATGTACGAGTCGAGCTGGACCGACCGCCACGGCTCGCCAATGTTGTTATTGGCGGCCTCGATGCCCAGCAGCCAAGTGTTTCCCTTGCCCTCGAACGGTGAGCCGGCCTTGCCTGACAGGACGTGGTTACAGCGGCCGGACGCGCCTACCGACCAGACGCCGGCTCGGTCCAGGAATAGTTGAGAGATCGGCGCCGGCGCCGACAGTGACCCGGTGACCCACAAGACCCGCCGGTCGCTGTCGGGCGTGAGCACGCCGGCGGTGGCGTGGCAGATGACGCCGGCGGGCGTGAACGTCGACGAGCCGCGCACGCGCCAGCCCGGGTATTCGAGCACGGACAGGCCGGCGGAGCGCAGCGCGTCGGCAAGCCATAGCAGCCTCATCAGATGTCCACTCCTACGTCGCCGGGGTCTAGGCCCATGTCCTCCACGACCAGGTCGATCGGGAACGTGGCGCTAGCCGATATGGAGATGTTGCCGGTGCCGGACACTCGCGAGACGGACAGCAGCACGGACAGCAGCCCGTCGGCCGCGGGCGAGTAGTTGGCCACGACGACGCGCGATTCGCCGGACGTGATGTTGGCGAGCACGCCGTGTGCGGCCTGGAGTTGGGTGTCGGATGTGGCCGGGAGCGAACCGTCCTCGGTGTATCGGAGATGTGCCCGCGCTACGTCGTTGGCGACGCTTGTGTCGAGGATGAGCGGCGACGTCCAGACCTTGTACGCGCGGCCGGCGTAGACCGGCACGTCGTCGACGCGCAGCACGCCGACCTCAGTGGTCGTGGTGCTCGATGCCGTGATGCGCTGCCCGCGTTTGATGACGCCCAGCGGTAGCGGGCTGTCCTTACCCAGCAGCAATTCCAGGTCTGAGGCCCGGAGCTTCTGGCCGGTGAAATACGTGGTCATGGCTACCTCACAGGCCCAGTATCGCGGGCTGGTCTATCTCGACGTCGGCTAGTTGATCGTGCGTGGTCACCACGCCGTTCACGCTGCGGGTCACGGTCATGTCGACCACGCCGCGCAGGAAGGTGACGAAGTGCGCCCTGCTGATTGCGGCCGCCCCGCCGGTGACGACCAGAGAGCCGGCGGGAATGGGCACCGAGTCCGACAGAGCAAGACCACGGGCCACGTACAGCGACTGGTCGTTGCCTGCCGTGCTGCTGCCCTCGACGACCTCGGTCAGGCCGGAGCCGGGCGCGACGCTGGTGTAGTCGTCCTGCTTCCAACAGAACAGGAACGTCTGAAGGTCGCCTTCGACGACGTAGACCGGGTAAGTGATGTCTTGTGCCGAGCCGTTGAGTTGGGCCTTAGCATTCAACGCGGGGAGTTGGATACCACGGACCCGGATGGCCACGGCCGAGACGGTGTCGCCGGCCGCCCCGCCAGCGGGGGTGACGGTCGGGTCGGTTTCGGCCGCGGATGTGGCGTACTTCGCGAACAGCCGGCAATGGCTCGATCCGCCTATGTCCTGGAGCGTGTAGCCGGCCACGCTGACTGTGCCGACGCCGCTGGACCGGATCGCGCAGAACACCAGCAGAACATCGCCCTCGACGTGTGACGGTAGGACCGGCTGCACTGCGGCATTGTCGGCGTGAACGGGCGTACCGACAGCTTGCGCCACGGCCACATTGACGACCCCGGTAGCCGACACGACCTCGCCGTCGGAACGTAACGCCACAGGTAGGTCGGCCGCATCGGTGGTGAACGGGGGGTCGGATGCAACCCGAAAACTGGTGTTGGTGGTCGTCTTGGCTGTCAACATGAACATGGAGTCCTCCGCTAGTACAGCCACCAGGTAGGGCGCGTACGGGGCGCAGTTGAATGCGAGCGTCCACGCGAACGGGTGCAGCTTTTCGGTGTAGCCCTCGACGACCAGGTCCACGTCGTCGTAAGAGATGAAGTCCGTCAGGTTGGCCAGCACTATCCGCGACGACACATCCAACGCCGTGGCCTGGTCGACGAGTGCGGCGTTTGCCCGCAGGTCGACCGCCACGGTTGGATAGCGGGCCTCATCGACGGTGCCGAGATTGACTCGCCAACCGGCATGATGAACGGGCAGATCAGGGTTGTTCGGGTCCAGGCTCATGGTGTGCTGCGCGTCGTAGCGGCCCACCTCAGTCACGCCCAGCGGCCCCAGCTCGTCGATCACGCGGCCAGTGCTGGCGCCATCGGCGGTCACCGTGACGTCGTTGACAGTGAGTTGGTCATCGGGCGTCGGCTCCAGCGGCGGAGAGACGTGGCCTGCGGCGTAGTCGAGGATGAGTGACGGCGGCCGGTTTTCCCGCGCGGTCAACAGGTCCAGGCCCAGCTCGCCGGTTCGTCGGTCGTACATGACGCCGGCGCCGGCCGCCTCGCATTGGCGTAGCAGCTCCAGCAGCTTGACGGGACGTTGCGGTCCCATCGCGTACGAGTCCAGGTCGACCCCGGCCACGTCGGCCGCTATACCCTCCTCCTCACACAGCCGCGTGAACCGTGCGCCGGCCAGCTCGCCGACATGCCCGGCGGCCGCTACGAACGTGACCGGGTCGACGCGGGCCGACGACCAGAACGCCAGGTGCGACAGCGTCGACGGGTTCGCTGGCGTGTGAGCGAATACGGCCGTGTTGACCTGGACCTCGGTGGGCATCCGCAACGTGACTCCGCCAGACCCGTCGACAAACGCCGTCACACCGTCCGCGTACACGGCGAACTCGATGTCAGAACCGACCTGGTCGGCGGTGAGCCGTACGTGATAGGTCCGGCCGGCCACGACCTCAGAGCCGCCGGACAGGATGGTGAACGTGCCGCCCCCGGCCGCATCGAACTCGTACACGGTCCAATAGGTGTTCCCGTTGACGCTCTTGCCGATGCCTACGCCGATGATCCCGGCCGACCCGGTCGCCCGGGCATGTGCCACGGTGCGCTGTTCGCCGGTGGGGATCGACGGCAGCTCGTCCCATCCGACGGCGAGCTCCAAATCCCAACCGTTGGGTGCGGAGCTGGCGCGCTGGCCGGTCGGGGCCTGGACCCGGCCGCCGGAAGCGAACGTCCAACCGCCTGCGGAGCCGGGCGCCACGAGCTGCGCCCCGCCTGCGGCCGGCGCCGTGGGCCGGAGCAGCGGCCCGCCGACGGCCGACGCTGACGCCGTCGCCGCGTTGCCGTCCTCCATCGGCCAATAGGCGGCCGGGTCGCTGGCGAGGATGGCTCGTTGTAGGGCGGACCGTAGCGGTGAACGCTGGCGGCCGGTGGACAGTCGGCGGAGCGTGCCGTGCGCCTCGACGCGAACGTGGTGGTCCACCTCGGCTACGTCCCACCGCGTCGGCCACTCGGACACGAAGCCTACGAACCTGGTGTCCAGGCCGCCGGGCGTGCCGGCGTTGGTTCGTATCCGTAGCGGCGTGTTGCGGCCGAGCTGACCGAAGTACGGGCCGAGCGGGTTGCGTGGCACGAACCGGCCATCGCGGTTGTCCAGCGTCACCGTGGCTTTCGCCGGTCCGGCGTCCGATTGCTCATCGCCCCGGCCGCGCGTGATGGTGATCGGGTCGCGCACGTAGGCCAGGTCCGGCAGCACGGTCCACGCCCAGGTGTCGGGGTCTGCAGCGACGTCAGCACCCAACGCGAGGGACACTTCGACGTCGACCTTTGTAGCCGGCCACACCATGTCAGCCCGCCTCTATGACTATGTCGCCGGAGCGGACGAGCTTCCTAAACGCGGACGCGAACGCGGAGTCCGTGTCGCCGACGAACCTCACCGTGATTCCGCCGGCGCCGGCGCCCGCCGGGGTGACCCGTTCGCCGGCCTGGAGTATCGCCACGACCTCGGAGCCGGGCGCGCCGGGTACAACGCCGCCGGCGTGGAACTTCGGCAACTGGGGGACGCTGACGGTGTTGCCGCCGATGCCGGGCACCCAACCTGGCACGGTCCATCGCAGTCTGCCCACGGTGTTATTCCAGGCGTCGGATATGAAGTTGAATGCGGCTCTGAATGGGGCCGACACGAGGCCGCCGATTCGGGAGAACACCCGCCCGATGTTGCCGGGTACCTCCTTTATGAAGTTCCAGAATCCGACGGCCACGGCCTTGATGCCCGACCAGGCGACCTTCCACGCGGTCTGAAACCACGTCGTCTTGGTGGCTATGAGAACGATGATCGCGATAAGCGCGATTATGCCGATCACAATAAGGCCGATGGGATTCGCCGACAGTGCTGCGTTGAGTGCCCATTGCACTCCGGTCCACGCGGCCGTGGCCACCTTCACAGTGCCGGATGCGATGGCGTGCCCGAGCATGGCCGCCTTCGCTGCGCCGAAGTGGATTATGTGTTTGGCCAACGGGACGAGCGTGTCAGCGAAGCCTTGCGCCAGGTCCGCCAGGCCGCCAGCGACCAGGACAGAACCGCCGAGCCAGTCACCCTTCATCACGGCGGCCGACCCGCTGAATACGTCCGTAGTGCCGGTGATGCTGGACCGTAGACCCTGCCAGCGTCGCTCCTGGTCGCCTATCTTGTCGCCGACCACGTCGAACGATGACCCGGCCTTGCCGACCTCGGTGGTCATCGACTTAGCGCCGGCGCCGACCTGGTCGAACGTCTTGTCCAGCTTCGTGGCGTCGCCGGCGAAGGTGAGCGTGACCTGATTCTGACTGCCCATCACGTCACCTCCAGGCCGGCCTGTTTGGCGACGTCGACCAGGGCGCGGCTCAGCGCCTCTTGAAACTCGCCGCTAGACGATTTCTCGAAATAGCCCTTATAGATGTACCGGCCGTCCTTGTAGAACGGCCGCACAATCGACCTGGCGGGTCCGACGCGGCCGCCGAAGTCCAGCCACGGGTAGTGAGGCGCGCGGGCGCCCCCGGCCACGATACGAACCGCCGTGCGGGTGGACCTGGCTTTGATCGAACGCTGCGCGCGGCCGGAGCGTTTGGGTACCTTCGGTCGAGCTTCGTCGACGACCATGTTCGCCGCTTCGTTCAGCGCGACCCGTAGCGCCTTGGGAAGATCGGCGCCCAACTTTTTCAGACGGCGTGAGAACTCCGCCAGGCCATCTATGCGTATGGCCTCCGGCATGTCGTCTCACCCCCTCGCGCTTAAACCGGCTGAGCGCCACGCTGAGCCGCTATCTCGGCCGCCTGCATACCTCGCTCGCTACCGTTTCAGCCGCTCCAGCTCCTCACGCTGCGCCTTGCGCCCGTAGTAGACGCCCCAGCGCACGTACTCGTCGTTACTCATCTCCGTTTTGAGCCGGGCCACTGTCATGCACAGTTGCTCCGCCAGAAAGTGCTCGAACTCCAGCTCCGTCGTCTCCATCGCTTTTGTAGGACGACTTAGCGGAGTCCTCCAGCATTCCTGACAGGCCGGCGATGGCGCGGCTGACGCGCTCCAGCTCTCCGCCGGTGGCGGCCGCGCCCCATTGGCGGACCTGCTGGACAGATAGGCGCGGGTCGACCATGCCGATCGCGATCAGGTGCCGGTCGCGCTCGCCGACGTCGGTCAGCTTGCCGACGGCCAAAACCTCGTCGCGGTTGAGGCCTCGTATGCGGATGACACCGACGCCGGGAAGGTCTAGCTCCTCCTCCGGTAGGCGAGGTTTGAACAAATGTTCGATATCCACGGGTGCCCCTTATTGATGGTTGTCGATCACGCTCGAGGCCGTTTAGTACGGCCGTACTATGCTTGGTTGGTCGATGTGACGGCGTCGGACGGCTGGAACGTGGCCTGCCACGACACCATGTCCGCGACCGGGTTCGTCTCCACGTACTCCTCCAGCAGCGCCGAGAACGAATCCTGCGGCAGCCCGGAGCCGGTTCCTTCCGGCTTGCGAATGCATGTGATGACGGTTCCGACCAACGGCTCCAGCGTGTCGCGCGGACCGGCCACCCCGTTGTCGTACACGCCCGCCATGGAGAACGCCCCGTCACCCAGGCCGCCGGCGTACACGTGATCATTCTTGCCGTACGTTGTGACGTCGTGCTTATCGGCCTTACGCCCGAAGTTGGACGTGTTGGTGAACGCCGACAGGTCCACGGCGTTCACCGTTATCACTGTGCTCTTGCCGTGGACGAACATCCGCCTACGCTCCTTGTCCTGAGATATCTAGGTCGAACAGTGCGGCCAGGTAGTCGGTGCCGCCGATGGTCACCACGTCAAACTCGATGCGCATCACGCGCAGCGTGTGAAACGCGGTATAGACGCCGGACTCCAGGACGGCCTTTATCGAGCGCGCCCCGGAGCCGTTGCAATAGGCCGCCAGCTCGTCTCTCGCAGCCCGGTCGGACGCTTTGCCTACCACGACCACCACGGGCAGCGTCATGCGGTCCATGCCTCGCACGTAGGTCTCGTCGAAGGCGATCTCGTCCGGGTACGACACGACGGCCGCCGGCGGGGTGAGCGAACCGGGCGGGTGCGGGTGGACCCGTAGCCCGGTGATCGTGTCGATCCGGCCGGCTACGGCGTCCATGACTGCGGCGAGATCCATCAGGCACCCGCCCACCAACGGACGACGCTACGCAGGGACACGGCCACGTCCGGGTCAAGCTTCGCCAACAGGCGCAGCTCCGAGCCCTGGTCTGGCGACCCGGCAATCCCGTACGGGGAGTCGCGCCGGGCGAAGACCCTGGACGCCTGGAGCAGGCACGCCTGTTTGACCACGGTGGGCACGGCCGTCCAGCCCCACGCGGCGGCGGTGATGGCGACCTCATCTTGACGGCCGGTAGGGTGCGCGGCCGACGTCGGCCGGACCATGACCGCCGTCCACGGCCGACCTTCCGGCGCGGCGTTGCGCGGCTCCAGGTCGTACAGGTCGATGACGCCCAGGGCGACGCCATCGACGTCCTGGACCTCAAGCACCAGGCCGGCCACGGACATCAGGTCGTCGATCATGATCACCCAGCGGCCACGGGAGCCTACCCGGTGGGCGGTGTAGAAACGCTCCTCCGCTGCCGCAGCCTTGCCGAACTGCCGGTTGGTGTGGTTGTCGATGGCGCGCGAGGCGGCCTCGATGGCGAAGTCCAGCTCTGGGTCGTCGTCAGCGTCACCGATGCGAAGGTAAGACTTCAGCTCGGCTGTGCTGGCGTACGGCGGCCGCCACGGCATCGAGGCTCACTCCCCTACTTCTTGTCCGACGCCGGTTCCGGGTCGACTTCGCCGGCCCGTGACGCGATCTCCTCGCGGACCTTCGCCAGCTCGGCCACCAGCTCGTCGCGACGCTCGGCCAGTTGCTTGATGGTGGATTTCTTCGCGGTCATCGTTGCTCCGTTCCCAGCTCGATTTGATCCTGGATAGCGTCGGCGCGCGAGACTCCACCCCGCGCGCCGACGCGGACCTAGACAGCGTTGATGAGTGCGCGGTATGCGCCGACGTCCTGCGGTACGCCGTCGGCGCGAGCCCACAGCGTGTACTCCACCTGACCCTCATTCGCCCGCGTGTACGGGTTGACGATCAGGGTCATGTCCTTCACGCGGCGGATCACGTAGCCCTGCTTCAGATCACCGAACACTCCCCAACGGTTGGTGCCGCCGTCGGTGTACGTGGCGAACGCCTGGTCGATCACGATCGGGTAGCCCAGCAGTAGCTGATTCGACCGGCCCACGTTGATGCCGTCGGCGGCGTTGTTGAGCAGAGGCCGGCCCGTGGTGTCCACGATCCCCTCAAGTTGCTGGAGCGTGGCGTCATTGAACGACCACTTAGCATCCGGGCGGTAGGCGGGGTCGACCGCGTGGACGGCCGCCAGCAGCTCCAGATAGGTGAGGGTCGCGCCAGTGAAGGCGAACGTGGTTCCGGTGTCGATGCCGAACGGTTCGGTGGTCCCGTTGCCGGTCACCCAGTGCGCGGCCTGCGAACGGCCGATCCGCTCGCCGAGCTTGCGGGTCACCAGGCCCTCGATGTCGAACGCCGAGTCCTGGAGCAGCTCCACGGACACGCGCAGCGGGAGCTGTCCGGTGCCAGGCGCGACGTACTTGAACGCCTTGAGCTCTTTCTCCGTGAACACCAGGTCAGCGCCAGCGGATGCGGGCGCCGTACCCTCGGCCGCGATCACGCCAGTGTTGGCGGTATCGTCGATGACCGGCCACCGCATCGTCTCGCCACCCGTAGTGGTGATCTCCTCGACCACGCCGGCCAGGCCGCCGAACGCCTTAAGCCGCTCGATGATCTTGTCCCGCATGATGTCGGGGACCAGGAAGCCGCCGGCGCCATCGGTGCCGACGCCCTGTGCGTTGGTGACCCGCAGGCCGGCTATGTCGGCGTTGGGCCGGCCGGTGCGCAGGTAGTGGTCGAACGCGCGCATCAATCCCTCGTCGCGGACGGCCTCGCCGACGTGGACGTGGATGTTGTCGCGGACCGGGGTGTCGTACGCCCGCTGGCGGGCGCGCACTGCGGCCGAACGCTGCGCGGCGGCAAGCTTGACCTCCAGCGCCTCGTAGTCGGTGACCTCGTCGTCGGTGAGTGGCCGGCCCTCGGCCGCGTCGATGATTGCCTTGAGCGCCTCAAGGATCTCGTCGATTTCCATGATCGTTACGCCCCCTTGAGGGTTGCTCGTGCGCGTGCGCGCACTAGTTGCGAGCGCCGGTCTTCCGGCGTTGACGGCTTATCGTTAAGCACCCGGTCAGCCAGGCCGGCCGCTACCGCTTCGTGGGCGGAGTACCACGTCTCAGCGCCCATCGCTTCACGCCAGGTGGCGACGTCGCCACCGGCCCGGTCGGCGTACACGCCGGCGATGGTGTCCGAGATCTCCTCCAGGAAGTCGGCCATCTGGCGCATGTCCTTCGATGTGCCCCACGCGAGTGCGGCCGCGTCGTGGATCATCATCTTGGCGGGTTTCTCGATTGCGACCGTGTCGCCGGCCATCGCCACGAACGACGCGGCCGACGCCGCCAGCCCGTCGACAGACACGTCCACCTTCGCCGGGTGGTTTTTGAGCGCGGCGTGGATCGCGATAGCGTCGAACACCAGGCCGCCCGGCGAGTTGATGTGGAGGTCCAGGCTCGGCGCCGTAATGGCCTTGAGCTCTTTCACAAACGAGGCGGCGGTGACATCCTCGTCGAACCAGTCGTCCCCGATCACGCCGTAGATGTACAGCTCTGCCCGGTCGCCGTCGGCGTTGGCGACCCGGTACCAGTCGCCGGTCGCGGTTGGCCGGCGCACCATCGCGCGGCCGCGCTCAGCCAGGGCCAGCAGCTCGTCCAGGCTCATGCCGGCGCCCCTGCTGGTTCGAGTGCGGGCACAGGCGCCCCTGCGGCGGCCTGCAGCACGTCGCCTCCGGGGATCGGATCCATGTTCCGGATACGCCGCGCCTCATTGGGCGTCATCAGGCCGGCCTGGACCTGTTTGATCAACAGGTCTATCTCTTGCTCCGGCGTCGGCCGCTCCAGGCCGGCGTAGTCGAACTCACAGAACTTGTCCGGTGGAGTCAGCACACGCGACAGGGTTTGCTCCATGCGCGACGTCCAGGACGAGAGTGTGAACCGGCCTAGGCCACGGTTCTGTTCGGCGACGCCAGTGCCCCAGCTCGTCTGCTTCTCGGTCTGCATGAGCAGGTGCGGCGGTACGCCGGTCCAGCGCGCGATTTCCTCGATTTGGAACTGGCGCGACTGGAGGAACTGCGCGTCCTCCATGCTCATGGTCCAGGGCGTGAACTTCAGCTTCCGGTTGATCACGGCGATTTCGTTGGCGTTCTCCCAACCGGCCGTCTTCGCGTTCAGCGAATCCTTGATCACCTTCGCTTCGGCTTCAGTGACGTCCTCCTCCGGGGTGACCATGCCGGCCTGAAGCGCGCCACTGGAGAACATCTTGGCGGCCGCCCGGTCGCCGGCGATGGCCGTGCCGAGACTGTTACGGGCGATGCGGATGACGGACATGCCGCGCAGCCCGTCCAGGCTCGGCCCCATGATCTGCGTCATGGTCCGCGCGTCGAACTCCCTGCGCTCACCCGTGTCAAGCGTGGCCGTGAAGATCTTTCCGCCCGGTACGGGCTCCTCACCTTCCCGCGTCTTCGCCCACGTGACGGTGACGGCCAGGGGGTGTATGGGCGTCAAGGCAACGAGCGAGCCGGCGCCGTTGTAGACGTGGGCCAGGAACGCGTCGCCGTGGAGGAACTGGTGCCACAGCACGGTTTCCTTCCATCCGAACGGCGTCTGCCCGTCGTCCCCGCCGGGGTTGTCCATCACAGAGTTGACACGGGTACGGGTCCCTTCCACGTCGCGGAGGGTGCGCAGCGGCAGGCCGGCGATGGTGCCTGCGATCAGCGCGCCGGCACGGTAGAACGCCGACAGGCCCAGCGCGGTGCCCTCGCCGACCGGGACGCCGGAAAAGTTCGGCTGACCGACGCCGAAGTACTCCGCCATCGCAGGGTCGCCGATTGACCAGCTCGCTTTCGGCTTGCTCCAGCTCCACGGATTCCACCACGCCACGGCGGCATCATATGTCCCTGTACGCGTATGCGCATACCATCATGTGACCAGAAGGGGGCGTGTCGCGTGAAAAATCTCGAGGAAGCCGTGCGGGCGGCGTTACTAGAGCTGGACCTGAGCAAGCGCGACTGGGGCGCGGCTCGCCTGGCGGTGGCGTACGCGCGGGCGATCGACCAGCGATCGTGCCCGGAGTGCGCCAGCAAACGGGCAGTCCTGGACGAGCTTGGGCCGAAGCTACTCACCGTCCTCGACGCGCTGCTGCTGACGCCGAAGTCACGGGCGGTCCGGGCCAAGGGGGGTGTGACGGATGAGCCTGTCAAGTCGCCTCTTGACGAACTCCGAGCCAAGCGCGCCGCTAGGGCGGGTCGAACCGAGGCTATGGACGCCTGAACTTCGGCCGCTCACCCCGGATACGAGCTACGGATTTGACGTCATCGAGCACGCCGCCACGGTGTTGCGCACACCGTTGGACCCATGGGAGGAGCGGGCGGTCATCCGGGCCGGCGAGCTGCTACCCGACGGCCGGCCACGGTTCCGCGTCGTACTCATCCTCGCCGCACGCCAGAACGGCAAGACCCTGATCGGCAAGGCGCTGCTGTCGTACTGGCTCAGCGTCGAACGGGTGCCGTTGACCGGGGGCACGTCGACGGACCGGAAGTACGCGAAACGGACCTGGTCGCAGGTGTGCCAGATGTACCGGGACAACCCCTACCTGCGAGACGAGCTGGCGGACGGCTCTGTACGTCTGACCATCGGCGAGGAAGCCCTAACCACCATCCACGGCGCCGAATACATCTTCGCAGCCAACAATGGCAACGCGTTCCGGTCGACGACGCTGCACAGGTGGTTGTGCGACGAGCTGCGCGAGCACACCAGCTGGGACACCTGGACGTCGGCCACCAACGCCATGAACGCGGTTCCCGATGCCCAAATCGTCGTTCTGACGAACCAGTGCGATGACAGCGGCGTAGTGCTCGATGCGCTGCGCAACGCAGCCTTGGAGTACATCGAGACGGGCATAGGCGACCCGCGCCTAGGGCTGATCGAATACAGCGCGCCGGACGGATGCGACCCGGCCGACATCGACAACCTGGCGATGGCGAATCCGAACCTCGGCGTCCGGGTCGATGCCGACGCCCTTATGGGCGCCGCCCTGCGGGCGAAAGCCGCTGGCGGTGAGGAGCTGGCCAACTTCCGGGCCGAGGTGCTGTGTCAGCGGGTCGTGCTCCTGGACCCTGCGATCGACCCGGACGGGTGGGAGGCCGGGGGCACAGACACGCCGATCGACATGGCCGAGCATCGCCAACAGGTCGCCCTGGCCTACGACGTCAGCCTGGACGGAAGCCACGCGGCGTTGCTCGCGGCCGCAGTCGTTGACGGCCAGGTCCACGTAGAGGTAGTGGCGGCGTGGGACGGGTACGGATGCACCAAGGCAATGCGCGCGGAGCTGCCGGAGATCGTGCGTAAGGTGCGGCCGCGTGCGGTTGGGTGGATACCGAACGGCCCTGCGGCCGCAGTCGCCGCGCAGCTCGCCGACCGGAAGACGCGCGGATGGCCTCCGCGACGGGTGGTGATCGAGGAGATCAAGGCAGAGCTGACGGCGGTGTGTATGGGCCTGGCGGAGCAGGTGCTGTCCGGGGAGATCGTGCACCCGCGCGACCCGATGCTGACCGCGCACGTCGCAGCGACACAGCGGCTATGGCGCGGCGACGCGTACGTGTACCGACGCAAGGGTGCCACGCCGATCAACGGGACGTATGCCCTGGCGGCCGCCGTCCACCTGGCTCGCACATTGCCTCCAGCACCTCCAGAGCTTGTAGTCTTGTAGTTATCGGCACCAATGGGCCACGTGCCCTGGCCTGCGGGAACGTTCTCGGACAAAGAAAAAACAG